TAAACATTATCGCTACCCTTACTCAAAAAATCAAATACGCTGCCGTTGTACGTTGTCTTTATCTGTTTGTGCGCTTCCCCTATGTCCTGTATCTTCTTTACTAATTGGTTTAGTGTTAGCATTCTTTTCGATTTTTGCTAAATATATTTTCAGCTTTTCTTGATTCTTTTTATGGAAGGTCTTATTTGCCACAACACCTATTTAAATTTCCTTGATATTTTTCTTCAAATGTTTTACCTGCACAACAATCATCATCACCAAGCCATACGCTGATTGTGTACGCTTCAGCATCAGGGACAATAGTATCAAAGCCGCTGCCGGGATTCTGATACAACTGCGCCCAGCTTACAACATTCTGACTTGCATTTTGCCTTAAATATTTCATCAGTCGCTGCCTGTAAAATTCAGCCCTTGACTGATATCTTTGCGCTACCTCTGTTAATTCTGATGCACTCGGTTCTGTCTGCCCTTCTCCTGATTTCTTTACTACGCCTTTATTGTAAAATTGATAAGATAACGCCATTGGCAGTTCAGCCATAACTTGATAAACAAGCGTAGGCGTGATGTACTCATTTAGCAGCGTTTCTTCATCACAATCAAGGTCTTTGCAATCTATACCATCCTGCAAGCGATTGTACAAAGCCGTTCCGAGCATTGGCAGAATATAGGCATCCTGTGCAAATAGTATGTCAGGATAAACCAGCTTCGGGTCAACATTAAAATGCAGACCTGTTCTGTCCTTTATAGTATCAACCGATATAAATAAAATGTTTCTGCTCATTGCTTTATTTTTTCTTTACTACAACATTCGCCCTCCATTCGTGCCTACATGATGGGCTATGGTATCCGCTTGGTCTTGTCCACCATCCACCGCCTCTATCAAAAACAGAATAGCCCAGCCTTGAACTTATCGCCTCAATCTCACGCCTTGTATATAACCTATCCAACTGCATCAGCCTTGCGCAAAATGGGCGTGAAGGATGCGTAGCTGAATTGCGCTGCCCTTGTGGCACTACCTTCTTCCATTCGTAAGAATAACGCACTTCAATAGTAGTCCGCAAAGGCTCGTCTATTATTTCGTTTATTGGTCTTGTTAGCGTTCTTGCCTGCGTAACTTCGTCCTTAACTATTGCCCCGATGTCCTGCAAGTGCTGCAATCTATCGTAAATAAAATCAATTTCTTTTCCAATAGCTTTTGCAAGTACTGCCGCAGCTATTAACGGGTCTTTCTTTATCAGTTCCAATATCTTCTTATCACTTGCCCCATCTATGCTGTTATCCATTACAAAAGCCTCAAAGCTGCTATAAACGGGTTTATCCCTAAACACATTAAAAAACTCTCTTTGTTCCCCGTATTCTTCAAATATCTTTACCGCCTCATCTTCATGCTCACTGAATTGGTCTTCAGTTTCAGGGTCATCATCCACGCCTAACATGGTATTAATTTCAGCCTCACTTAACCCTAACCCACCCGAAAGCATAACGCTTGCCTGCTGCTTTGTTAACTTACCTTGACTGAATTGGCGTACAACACGCATAAGCTGTTGATATTGCCGCCCTGTTAAGTTCTTCAAGGATTCATTCACGTTTGAAGGTGATGCCGCTAATTCGCCTGTATTGCTGTCAACGGGTGCATATTTCGTAAGGTCAATTCCTGCTTTTTCAAGAAGGTACTCCTTTGGTGCAATCTGCAAAAGTGCCGCTTCGGTTAATTGGAAGCTGATTGGCTCAACAGGTATAATAACTATTTCAGATGTCGCACCTTTGATGGTTGCTAATTCATTGAAAACAGATTCTATAAAGTGCTGCTTATCGTTGGCGTAGGTGTTTTTAAATATCTCATAAGCCGCTTGTAATTCCGTTGTACCACCCAGCTGCCCTTCAGTCTTGATACCAAATAACATTGGGCTTACAATCTGATGACCTGCAAAAATGTTAGTTTGAATAAGCGTATCAACATTTGCAAAATCTTCTTTTGATAAATCGCTTTGCCCTAAATCGTCAACTATTGGCTTTTGGTCTACCCTATCAACAAAAGAAAGAATAAGCTTCTTACCATCTGCGCCAGTGAACCTATCACTAAACCTTCTTTCAATATTTCTTTTCTCGTCAGGTGTTGGCTCACCATTCGGGAAGGTTACCATTTTTGAAGCACTGAACCCGGTTTGAGCATTACCTAAAACGTGCTTACTTACTTCTATATCTGACTCGATGTAATTTAACGCACCAATGTAACCCGGCAGGCTATAAGTTTCTAATCCGGGTCTGTATTCCTTCATGTAAAGAATCTGTCTGCCCTGCCTTAATTGTGAATTAAAAGCATTAATAACAACAGGTTCTTGCTTCCTATCCTGCCAATCGTTTTTAAACCAAAACTGCGTATTGTCTTTGTTCGTTCTGATTTTGGTATAGTCAATATGCCCAACAGAATAAAGCTGACCACCTGCTGCGCTCCAAATTACCTCTAAATATGCACCACCGAAAACTTCAATATCTGTGCTGACCTTTCTCGTCAAGTCTGCTAAACTTTCGTACTGATTAGGCTTTTTTATGAATGCTTCTGCAACTGCATCAGGTTCGTTAGACTTCCAGCCGTTGCCTATTATATAGTTAACCTTACCCTTTACGATTGCGTTGTGCTTCGCTGATTTGTTATATAGGTCTAACAAATATTTAGGGTAGTCGTTATGGTAGCCGAACTCCATGTAGCCGCCATAAGTACCTTTTTTCTCTCGGTACTCCGGCTGCCTCGCCTCTGCAAATTTTAATATAAATAAGTTATCCATGCGTTATAAATTCCGTTTCTGGTTGATAGCTAACATAACCGAACGCCTCTGCTTCATTCAATCTCATTATTCCTTCTTCTAATAATCCACCCGTCTTTGACTCATCTTTATTTGTTGCGCTTGCCTGTTCGTAAATATAATAACGCCATTCACCTTGTGGGCTATTGCTGAAATAATTATTTATAACGAGACTGAATTGATTGTAACGATATTTGTAAAGGCTTGTATCCGCTGCATTCAATAGCACAAAAGATACAACCTGTTCAGGCATCCTGCTTTTAAACACAAACAAATAGTTAGGATTAACAAGGGTTTGTTTTTCCGTCAGCGTTAATACTATTGTTTCGGTATTGCCTTTCTTAATCGTTATCATCTAATACTAAATAGTGTATCGGGCTAATTTACGCAAAAAAGGCTGCCCGATTTAGGCAGCCCTTAGTATTTCAAGGAATTGCTTTTTACAAGCCTGTAACAACTGAAGCCTGAACTTCAGGAGCAAATGCAGGTTCTGTACCTGTGAAGGTCAAGCTGTAACCATTTCGGTCACCGCCTGCTACACCTGTGGCAGATGAGCCAGTAGTTAAATCAACACCATTTTGCAAACCAATTAGCCAGTACTTATTGTTTTGGTCTTGCACAATCGCCATGAGCGTATTTTGAGCAAGTAACAAAATTTCGTTACGGGTATTAGCCTGCATCTTGTTAATGATAATGTTTAATTCAGGAGCATACTGAACAGTACCATTTTCAACTGTGCCTGTGATATTCTCGGTAAGGCTGGCAGTATTTTTAACTAAATTATATTTATACCAGTTCGATGTATCGGTTATTGCAGTTACCACACCTGATGCCTGTGTTACAGTTGTAACATTGGCATGAGCGATAAACCACACAGCTTTTACGCCACCAATACTATCCCGGCAATCTAACGTAAAACCTTGAGTAAGTACGCAGGGCATATTATTTGATTTATTATTTTAAAAAGTGGAGGCAGTTATTAGCTGCCCCCGTTTATATTTAGACGAAGAACTTTACAATCTCATCAGGGAAGGCAAAGTTTACACCAGCTTTGAACTCGTTAACATAACGAATTTGGTCAGCCTCTTTTGCGTAGAAGATTTCAAAACGCTCTTCTTCGTTCAACAAGTCAGTACCCATAAACAAGTTACTAATCCTTGCAGCTACCAAATCATTTGTACCATTCAAACCTTGAACAGCTACAACCTTTACAGTTGTTCCGGGAAGGAAGAACTCGCTATCAGCTTTAATGTCAAGATTGTAAGCAAACAAGTTAGCATTCTTCAAAGCTATGGTGTACAATCTGAATGTATCCATTCCGCAGAATATAGTGATATCATCCTTTGCAACAACCTTTGCAGGTATTGCAGTATAGATTGCATCAAACACAGCTACTACGTTTGAAACAGTGATAGAAGCAATCGGTCCGCCTGTAATGTAAGTAGA